CATTAAAAATGGTGGCCGTTTTTTCTTTTGGTTTGAGAGAAAATTCAAGAATCAAAATGAAGATGAATGATATCGAAGTTCCGTTTGAGACTATGCTGCTCGCTGGAATACAAGACAAGTTAAACGTGTTGATATGGCAGCAGACAAAGGACGGCATGAACGGTCGCAACTATCCAGCATCTATGCTCGCATTGTTGACAAAATCACAGCAAAAACCGAAAACAAGCGACTTGGTTGGATTTGAATCAAGCGAGGATTTCTTAAAAGAAAGAGAGAAATTGTTAAGAAAGGAGGATGACTAATGGCAACAGAATTAGGAGCTGCTTATGTTCAGATTATTCCATCAGCACAAGGAATTAAGGGAATGATTCAGAAAGCAATGGGTTCAGAAGTAGCAAGCTCTGGACAGGAAGCAGGAACCAGCTTCATGAGCGGATTTAAAGGAGCTGCCTTAAAAATTGCTGCAGCGCTTGGAATTGGAGCTGCTATTAAGACTGGTATTACTGCTGCATTAAGTGAGGGAGCTTCCTTGCAGCAATCTCTTGGTGGGATTGAAACTCTATTCAAGGATAGCAAAGCACAAGTAGTTAAGTACGCGGATGAGGCATATAGAACGACTGGATTGTCTGCCAACGCTTATATGGAGAATGTGACAGGCTTTAGTGCAAGCTTGCTGCAATCTCTTGGCGGTGATACTGCGAAGGCTGCAGAAGTGGCTAACATGGCGATGATAGACATGGCAGATAACTCAAACAAGATGGGTACTTCAATGGAAAGCATCCAGACGGCTTATCAAGGATTTGCTAAACAGAACTATACCATGCTTGACAACTTAAAACTTGGTTACGGTGGTACAAAAGAAGAAATGCAGCGCTTATTAAGAGATGCAGAAAAGCTCACTGGAACTAAATACGACATCAACAATCTGAATGATGTGTATCAAGCTATCCACGCGATTCAAGATAACCTTGACATCACTGGAACCACTGCAAAAGAAGCATCCACGACCTTCACTGGTTCATTTAACGCGATGAAGGCTGCAGCACATAACTTGCTCGGTGATTTAGCGCTCGGTGAGGATGTAGAGCCTGCACTGATTGCATTAGCAGACACTGCTAAGACATTCTTTGTAGATAACTTCTTGCCAATGCTCTGGAACGTTGTTAAAGGTGTGCCAGACATCCTAGAATCAGCGTTTGAATTAGCCAGCACGGCTATAGGAGAGAACTTAGGTTCAATCATGGACTCAGTGCCAGAATTGCTGCAAATGGGAAGCGATATGGTAATGGGAATTTACAACAGCGCTCTAGAAGCAATCCCAGGACTGCTGAATATTGTAAGTGATATCGTTAATGGACTTGTAGAAGCATTTATGCAGAACTGGCCATCAATCTTCCAAGCTGGAATAGATTTTGTGTTCCAATTAATTGATGGATTAGTCCAAGCTGCTCCAGGCATTCTACAAGCTGGAATTGACTTAATTTCATCATTGCTGCAAACAATCTACAACAATGCGCCTCAATATATCAGTGCTGGGTTTGAAGTTGTTACTAACTTAATCAGCGGAATTCTACAGAGAATCCCAGTCTTAGTGGACACAGGAATCAATATGATTACTAATCTGGTTACTACAATCTGGAACAACTTACCTCAGATTTTGAATGCTGGTGTTCAAATTATATCTAGCTTGATTAAAGGATTAGTACAAATGATTCCGAAAGTACTTGGCAAGATAGGAGAAATGGCTGGCAACATTGTTTCAAGTTTGGGCAAAATCGACTTGTGGGCAGCAGGGAAAGCCATTATCGATGGCTTTCTAGGCGGTATTAAATCAGCATTCGAAGGTGTTAAAAACTTCGTTGGCAGCATTGCTAACTGGATTTCTGAACACAAAGGCCCAATCAGCTATGATAGACGATTATTAATCCCACATGGTAATGCAATCATGGACAGCTTACAGGAAGGATTACAGCTAGGATTCAAAGGTGTTAAGACTACTGTTCAAGCTATTGCAGAAGATATTAATGAGGTAGTAGAAAAGTATCTGGATAATCAAGTATTCAACGATGTGGAAATTGGCAGCAATGTCGCTGTGGCTGGTGGAATCCAGTTATCTAAGCAGCAAGCTGCTCAAATGACCGCATGGAAGCCAGAGCAATACGAATATGACACAGAAAAGGATAATCAAGTTGTGGAAATCCACACTACAGTGGAGCTTGATGGAAAAGTGGTTGGTAAACAAATTACACCTTACGTGACAGACGAGCAAACAAAACACAATAGACGAGAACAACGGAAGAGAGGTGAGCGCTAATGTTTAGCTTCAAGGTAAACGGCCAAGAGCTTGGCGATTTATTAATTATTAATAATATTGATTTTGGATTCAGTCCAAGCATTAGCACCACTTCTAAGAAGTATGCTCTTGCGGATGGTGAGCGATTCATTCGCAGACGATTCGGAAAGCGAGTGATTAAAGTTAAATTCACTTTATTAGGTGATCGCATTGAGAAGAGCAAGATTGCTCTTCAACGTGCGCTGCTAGTGCCTGGATTAAGTCGCTTTGAATTCGGTTATCAGCCAGAGGTGTATTACGAGGGCATCGTGGCTGGAACTACTGACTACAATCTGATTACATTCAGATACTCAGAAGGTTCATTTGAAATTCACTGCTTCAACCCTTTTGCAATCTCAAAAACAGAGAAGGCTGCAAGAAGGGAATCGAACAAGCTCATCTTCAATAATGAAGGCACGGCCCCTGTTTATCCTATTTACAAGTTTACTGCAGGGAAAGCATACAAGATGATATCTTTCACCCATCCTAATGGAAAGGTAGTGCAGTACGGCTATGAGAATGGCCCAGCAGTGATTAATACTAATGACTTAGTTGTGTTTGATAGTGCTGAGAACAAGCTCACTGTTAATGGTGAACGTAAGTACATCAACGCAGCAAGCAAAGTGTTCTCTATCCAACCTGGAATTACAGAAGTTGCAATCCTTGGAGATGACAATAAAATTCCAGCCGTAGAAGCTACGTTTAAGGAGCGATGGATATGATTACAATTACTAATAGACGATACGAAACACTCTGCCAGTTAAGCTTTGACTTAGCTGGCGGTTTGATTGCTTATGATGATTGGTTTGAACAAGATCTAGATACTGGAGTTGGAACCTATGAGTTTACAGTCGATAAGGACGGCAATCCAGAACTTGAGAAAATCATCAATGGCTGCTATGTATTCGTTATAGACGGAAATCAGACACGAGGCTTCGAGATTGTATCAATCGAGCAAGATAACGACAGCAAGACATTCTACTGCGAAGACGGTGGACTGGACTTGCTTGGAGAAACAGTAGGACCACTAGACGGCACTTCTAGAACGCTCAAAGAGTACTTTGCTGCTGATTCTCTTGATTCTGGCTGGGAAATCGGAGTGAATGATGTTCCAGACAGCAGCAAGCGCAGAATTAAGGTTGAAAGCTTCGAAACTGCGGTAAAACGCATGAGAAGGCTTGCTAAAGCATTCGATGTAGAACTAAGTTTCAGCTATGAATTCGTTCATGGGAAAGTCCATCGTAAACTTGTAAACTTCCATAAACGCATCGGAGAGGATAAGAAGATTCGTCTAGAGTATGGAATTAACGTAAGCAAAATTACAAAAAAAGAAAGTATTGAGCATCTTGCCACAGCGCTACGAGCGCATGGCGCAGACGGATTAACGCTGCAAGGATATAAATACGATGATGGCCGTTACTGGACTGCTGGAGATACTCTCTACGATTTGCAGGAAGGGAAACGCTGGAGCCGTCATGATAACGTTGAAAGAGATGGCGGCTACATAGTGGACACGTATAAGAGTGAAGCTAAGACTCAAGAGGCACTATTCAAAGAGGCTAAACTGCAGCTCCAAAAAAGAGCTTATCCACAGGCTACTTATGAAGTGGATATCACTCTACTTCCAGAAGGTGCCTCTATTGGTGACAGTGCCTCTATCGTGGATAATGACTACCAGCCAGCTATTCAGATTGAAGCTCGAATTGCTAAATTGAAAAAGCAGCTATCACAGCCAAACATTGGGAAAGTAACGATTACTAATGTTGTTGAAAATCCAGACACAATCTCTGAGAGAGTTCAGCGTTTGAGTACTCTGGTTAAAGAACGATTATTTGACTTTACAGAAGTGCCATTCGTTATGAACATTAAATCTACGGATGGTGTAGTGTTCCAGAATAGTAATATATCTACTACATTAATTGCTAATGTTAGCAAGATGGACATTCCTATGAATAACCGTTTTGCATATCGTTGGAAACGTGTTAGCAAATATGGCACAGAAGATGCAGCATGGAATGAGCAACATACAAATGGCAGTAACGAATTATCTCTGACTGTCAATGATGTTGACATAGAAGCAACATTTGTCTGTGAGGCGATAGAAGGCAATCAAGTTGCTGCGAGCAGCTCGATTGTTATTAAAGATTTTATTGTTAACAAGTCAATAGGCCCAACTCCTCCAGCAAACCCCAGCGCTGGAGATTTATGGACTGATACGAGCACTCCAGGGAAAGATGTTCCGAAAATCTACACAAATGGCGAATGGAAGCCAGTTCTGAACAAGGACAACAAAGAGCTTGAGCGACTTCAAAAAGAATTTGAAGAGCGCAACAGAGAGCATGCTAATCAGTTTGCAGAGGTTATGGAAATCATCAATAAATCTCAAGCAACAGAAGACACACTCAGAGATTTAACTGGGAAATTCAGCAATCTTGAAGAGTCTTATAAGCGAATTCAAGAGACTGCAGAAGAGATTCGAGGTCTAGGGCAGCGAACAAGAGCAGTAGAGCTTAACATGGAGCAATCCAGCGTTCTGCTTAATGCAATCTCAACATATTTCAACGTCTCTGAAGATGGTTTGTTAATTGGTAAAAACGGTGAAAAACTTCAAACACGCTACACCAACGAACGGATGGAATTTATCGATTCTGGGCGTGTAGTAGCTTATATATCAGGCCAACAATTAAATATTGTAAGTGCCACATTCTGGAATTCTGTTACTATCGCTAATCATATCTTTGAACGATACAACAGCGAATTCACAGTTATTTCATACGTAGGAGGTGCAGTGAATGGTTAAGATATCTAAAACAACATCTAGTGGATATGTACGTCTAGTTCTTGAAGTTAACGAGACTGGCAGAGATATCACAACTAACACCTCTACAATATCGTGGCAATTATGGTTAGAGAAAAACACAACGTGGGTTTACAATTTAAATAACGATTCATTGGCAGAAGTTGAAATTAACGGACAGTATGTCTTAAGTAAATACGTTAGCTTTGATTTAAGAAATCGTGATTGGGTTACATTTGGAAGTGGCACCATGACGATACCGCACAATGAAGACGGAACTAAAAGTATAGCTATTTGGGCGAGATTGACAAATGTTGCAGACCAAGGAAACATTAACTGGTTTAGTGGAACTGTTAACCTAGAAAACATTCCTAGATCGAGTGGAATTAAATCTGTAACAGAAACAGAATTAGGGCAACCAATTACAATAAACATCGATAAGAAAGTTGATGAGTTTAGGCATCAAGTTTCGTGGAGTGTTAACGGTAGCGATTTAGTCGATTTAGGAAGTGGACACGATACGAGCTTGCAGTTCACGGTTCCAATCGATTATGCTAATCGAATTACCAATAGTGATACTGGAACATTAGATGTTCGTGTTCGGACGTTTAGAGGGACTGAGCAGATTGGAAATGATGTCTATAAACGAGGCATTCCTATTAAAGTTCCTGCTTCTATCGTTCCCACACTTGAAGATGTAACAATTACTGAAAAAACAGCACAATTAGCAGAATTCATTCCTACAGGTAATTTTGTTAAAGATAAATCTGTAATGAGAGTTGAAGCAAACAATGCAGCAGGCTCTCACGGCTCAACTATCGTATCTACTGAGTTAACGGTGGATAATTTAATTGTAAGAGCAGCAACAGGAGATTTTCCAGCTAATAAAGCTGGTAATTTAGAAGTTACAGCGAAGATTACTGACTCACGCGGAAGAACAGCAACTAAGTCAAAGACTATCAAAGTATGGGATTATTACGCCCCTAAAATCATTGGCTTCTTAGCTAATAGGACAGGTAACGGAACTAATAAGACTATTATTGCGACTGTGGCTGCCAATATCAGTCCGTTAGTAATTGATGGGATTAATCGTAATCCTTACACGCTTAAAATTCAGTATTCAGCTAAAAAAGCTAATAGATGGGTTGATGCCGTAAATCTCACGAATGAGAGTACAGAACGGATTAACCGTCAAATTGATTGCGGAGCGTTCTATGAGCTTTCCAAGGCATATAACGTGCGATTAGTTATCCAGGATAAATTGAGCGACTTAGTAGACTCTGTGCTGCTCGTTCGTTCATCCAGAGTACTGTGGGCGTGGGGTGATAATCGTGCTGCTGTAGGAGGGTTCCCAGAGTTAGATGGACACTTTGAGTCATTCCTGCCAGTCACATTACACAGCAGCTTAAATGTTGAGGATGGCCTCATGCTGCGAGGAAAACCAATCCAGGAATATGCGCTGACATCAAAAGATGGAAAGTCATTGAAATATAATGGTGATCTTAACAATTTGAGAACAGCTGGAAGCTATCACGCTTTTGGTGTGCAACACAATCCAACTGGAACAAATAATTACGGATATATAAATGTTATATCTCACAGTACCGATTCCAATTATTGTGTTCAGCAATATATACCATTCAATTCAACCAACACACACACCAGAATTTTAGAAAATGGTAGATGGACAGAATGGACGAATATATGGATGAATGCAACATACTTAAACGGTTGGAGCAATTATGGAAACGATTATCCGCCAGTTCAATACAAAATCACTAATACTGGTTCAGTTGAATTGAGAGGTAGTTGCAAAGGTGGAGATGCAACACCATGGAAACATGTTATTAAAATTCCTATAAGAATCGAAAATCAAACATTTCTTAAAGGGATTACAAAGGGTTACAACCAGTGTATGTTAGCAGCATACGGAGATGGAAACGGAAATACAATCATAGTTTCGTTAAAAGATATAAACAGCGATTGGCTTTGCTTTGACGGAATTACAATCAACAAATAGAGGTGTTAAATATGGAACTAGAAACGATTAAAAATAAAATCACATCGTTAGAAACGAAAGTTAAAACTAAACAAGATGAGATTAATAGACTTGGCGAGGAAAAAGCTCAACTTGAGCAAAAAGCTCAGAGTTTAAATGATGAGATCTTACGATTAGAGCAGGATAATGCTAATAAACGTGAAGAGATTAAGAAATACAAAACTGTTGTTGAGGTCATGGAATTATAATGCCTAACGACATTGAACTAAGACTTTTAAATGATCATCTTCAATCATTGTTTAAAAGTCCTTACATTCAGATATTGCTTTGGTTAGTATTTTTTGACATTGTGTCTGGATACATCAAAGCCTTTAAATTAAAGAAATTCGATAGCAAGACAAGCACTAACGGCTTGCTGCGCCATTTCTTAGTAGTTGCTGTGGTGATGGTTATAGCTCTGTATGCACGAGCATTAGGCCATAGAGAAATTGGCATCACAGCCTGTTTATTCTTCATCATTAGTTACATCGGCTCATTAATGGAGAATTGGGAAGCGCTTGGACTGCCATTCCCAGAAGCCATGAAGCCATATATTAATCAAATGAGAAAAAATCAAGAAAACAAAATTAAAAAATTAATCGTGGAAGAGGTAGAAAAATATGATGATTAACTGGAAAGTACGCATTTTAAATAAGACATTTTGGATTACATTAGTTCCTGCTCTAGCATTGCTGCTTCAAACATTCTTAGCAGTATTCAACATTCGTCTAGAGATTGGAGATACTACTGAAAAGCTTCTAGTGTTTGTCAATGCACTATTTGCAGTTCTTGTTATCGTTGGGATTGTCAATGATCCTACAACAAGCGGAGTAAGTGACAGCACACGCGCTATGACATACGAACGACCAAACAATCAATAGAAACATTAGGCAGCTACAATCGTGGCTGCCTTTTTTATGGAGGATTTATGAAAACAATCAAAAGGAATGTTAGTCTAGACACTAAAATTCGAAAAAATATGGAGAGTATACAAGAGGAATTCTATTCTCACGATACGAATAGCGCGCTAATCGAGTTAACTCTTGATAGAACGGATGTCAGCAAAGTAATTGTGCTGTTTCACTTTCAGCATTCAAATAGATTCTTAGAAGTTATTGGCAATGTTACTGGAAACAAAGTAGAAGTGCCGTTTGATACATCATTGATTACTGTTGATGAAACAGTCACGGGATATGTATACATTGAGAAAGTTGTACAAGCTGCTGATGTATTCAAATTCTCTTTTGGTGTCAGAGTCTCTGAAATTGATAAGCACAAAGATTTACCAGTGATTGAGAAAGACAGCAAGCGAATTGTTGCAATCACTGAGATTGTCACAAAGGCTGAATTACAGGCAGCATTAAGCAATATCCATATAGAAGGTGCGAGATATGACGATTCAGAAATCTTGAGACGAATTCAAGTACTCGAATCTTCTCCTAAAATCGATACTAGCGTTTATGCGACAAAAGAAGAGCTTAAACACATTGCTCTGACTCCAGGGCCTAAAGGAGACAGAGGCGAGCCTGGACTTCAAGGCATTCAGGGTATTCCAGGAGCAAAAGGTGATGTAGGTCCTCGTGGTGAACGTGGAGAGCAAGGGCCGCAGGGGTTACAAGGCATCCAAGGTATTCCAGGAACACCAGGAGAAAAAGGAAGAGATGGAGAGCCTGGTCCTAAAGGAGAAGCAGGTCAGCGTGGAGAACGTGGTGAGCAAGGCCCTGCTGGTCCGCAAGGATTAACTGGACC